ACAGCTTTTGATCCGACTTCAAGTTCAGAACAATTAACAATATTTAATCCTGAATATAAAAAAGATGTTCTACCTACAGCAACTACAACAAAAATAAAAGTTAATGAAATATTTCACTTTTCACCTCAAGCAGCATATAGATTCTTTGATACAACATCAGCAATTAATTACTTAAATAATCAATTTGCATTTGAATCATTTACACCTGAAACTGTTTTTTATGTTCTTCCTGTTTTTGAAGATTTATTACGTGCTGGACAATTAGACATATCAAATAGAGTTAGAAGAAGTAATTACAGCTATAAACTACAAGGTCAAGATTTACGAATATTTCCAAGACCTACACAATCTAATCCTTTAAACTTGTTTGTTAAATTTTCTTTTCCTGCAGATCCATTTAAACCTAATTTACCATATGATGATCAATCTATTGATGGCGTTTCAAATATATCTAATATTCCTTTTGGAAATATTAAATTCAGTGAAATAAATCAAATGTCTAGACATTGGATAAGACAATATACATTAGCACTTTGTAAAGAAACTTTAGGTCTTACAAGATCAAAGTTTAGCTCAGTACCTATTCCAGGCAGCGATTTACAGATGAATGGTAGTGAATTAATAAGTCAAGGTAGAGAAGATAGACAAAGATTAGCAGAGTCATTAGCAGAAACCTTAGATAAATTAACATACCAAAAACTTCTTGAAGGTGATGCAGCGCAATCTGAATCAATGTCACAAATTTTAAAAAGAATTCCTGTTCCTAACGGAAGAGCAATCATAATAGGATAAGAATTATGGCTAGATTATTTGTTGGTCAAAGAGAAGTTGATTTCTTTGCAGATATTACTAAAGAAGTAATAAAAGACGTTGCAGGACAAAAAATATATTATTATACAGTAAGAGAAGACTTGTCAGATGTTCATAGTGTATATGAAGAATCAATGCAAAAAATATTTAATCCACCTATTGAACTTGAATGCTTAGTTGAGTGGCAACCTTCTGAAGTTAAGACAAACCAGTTTGGTCATGAACAAATTAAAACAATATCAGCATTCTTGCACGGTAGAGATATAATTGATAGAGACTTAAATATAAGACAAGGTGATTATATCTCTTACGGAGAATTTTTCTTTGAAATTACGTCTTTGATATACGATAAGATTGCTTATGGACAAGTTGAGCGTGTTGTATCATTAAAGTTAATGGCAAAACAAACAAGAGTAGAGCATATACTAAAGAAAGCTATTGGTCCTACTTACGAAGGTTATACTGATTCAGATGCAGTACAAACCACATTTACACAACAAAGAGGCACAACTGATCATGATACACGTCAACTTCAAAAAGATGGAATAATAGAAAAGCCAATATCAGGACCTCAAAAAGTAGCACCCGATGATAGTACTAAAAGTGTTAATGGCACAGGATCTTCTTTTTATGGAGATGAATAATGTCAACTAGATATGATCAAAATAAAGAACAAAATAATAAAATTGTTTCTGGCTATGAAGAATCTCAAAGATCATATGATTATATTATCCCTTCTTGTGGTTTAGAAGATTTAGATGTTGCTGTTTTTGATTTGTTTAATGAGCAGCTACCACTTTTTCATACCTTGCAAGGAGAAAAATTGCGCGTTCCTGTTATATTTGCAACAGGTGAAAGATTTGCAATATTAAGACGTAAAAAACCAATAACAGATAATACTGGTGCACTTATTTTACCTTTGGTTTCAATCACAAGAGGAACTATTGATAATACGCCTCAAAAAGGCATGGCTAATAACGAAATGTTTCCTGAAGTAGTTGCAAGACGTATTGCAGATAACAACGTAGAGTGGCGTCAGCAGAAAAACTTTGAAGGTTTTAACAATATTAAACATACGACAAAAAGTCAAAACGGGAGTTATTCTCTTAAACCTCAACTAAATAATATTTATGAAACTCTAGAAATACCTCCAGTTAAATATTTTGGTTGCACATATGAGATAACAATTTGGTCTTCGTTTACACAGCAAATGAACAAACTACTGACATCAATAATGAGTTCATATACAATTAATCCAGGACGCCAGCTAAGAATAGAAAGTCGTAAAGGGTACTGGTTTCCGGCATTTATTGATAGTTCGTTTAGTCAAGATACAAACTATAGCGATTTTACAGATGCTGAGCGTTATATTAAACATACATTAACACTTAATGCAACTGGTTATATTCTTGCACCAAACATTGAAGGCGGAAAAGTTGGTCTTAAGTCAATTGTAAGTGCACCTAAAATAAGCTTTGACGTATTAACTTCTAATCATCTTCAAGAACCTCAACATGTTGGTGTTAGAAGTAATGATCCAAATGCAAAAATATTTGATGATATAAAATCAGAAAGTGATCATCAAGTAGGACAACAATCAGGAATACCTGCAATACGATCTTTAGAATCATTGCAAAACAACATTGACAATGTTCCAGTTATATCTGATAATAATTTAAATAGCGAAGACGTTGTAGGCAATAAAAACTCAGAAAATAAAGTGAATAAGAAGATTTTTAGTACAGATAAAAAAGGTAATAAGATTCCAGTTGTTGCCCAAAATCAAAATTTAGGTGAAACTGTATATGATCAAAAGTATGCTGAATTTATCTTTAATATCTCAAATAACGATAATTAGATATTGTATTGCATAATTATATTATGAAAATAAATTAAGTATTAGGAGAAATAGCATGGCAGAGCAGACATTCAAGTCTCCAGGATTTTTCGAAAGAGAAATAGAAGTAATTAGTAGACCGTTATTTAGGAATAACGCTACTCCAGCAGGACTTATAGGCCCTTCACAAAGAGGACCAGCATTTGTACCTACGACAGTAACTTCTAGAGAAGAGTATATTCGAATTTTTGGAGCTCCGGACCGCAATAGATTAAGTGGTCATGCAATGGCAGAATTTTTTAGAAACAACGGTAAAGCATTAACGTTTTGTAGAACACTAGGCAGTGGTTATAGATCTGGAGCAGGCATTGAAAATGCTGGATTTAAAATGATTCCAAAAACCTCTTCAGACTTTAGTGGGTCACCATTTTTCATTACAGCAGTGCATACAGTAAACAGTGCAGAATTTATGGGTCTAGGCATTTTGAATGATAATGACTCAATTGCCACAGACTTTTCGCTAGCCGGAAATAATATGCCACAGTCTGATGGTGATGTAGAAGTAGAATTGATTCGCGCAATGATTTTTACGCACAAGGATTACAAATTACAAATCTCTGCTATTAATCCAATTGACTTTGCTTCAAACCCATATGCAGATGCTGTAAGTGGTCTTTTTAATTTAAGATTTACCGATGGCACTACAAATCATACAGATGCAGTTGAGGTTTCTTTAGATCCAGACAGCGACAAGTACATACATAAAGTTCTAAACACAGATCCATTTTCCTTTGAAGATAAAAAACACTTGCTTTATGCACATTTCCCTATCGATTCACAAGTTGCACAAGTAATTGCTGGAAAAGTTGGTGTTCACAGCGGTGTAGATCAAGCAAAAGCAACAAGTTATGGTAATTTTAGTAGTAAATTTACAACCCCACAAACAACAAAATTTATTTCTCAACCTTTTGGCAAAAAAGAATATGATTTATTTCACTTTGAATCATTAGATGACGGAGCTTATTCTAGTAATAAATACAAAATATCAATTAAAAATTTAGCTGCAAGTACTGATCCTACTGATAGATTTGGCACCTTTAGTATTGTAGTTAGAGATCTAAGAGACTCAGACGATGCACAAATTGTTTATGAAACATTTAATAACTGTTCTTTAAATCCAGATGCAGAAAACTTTATTGCAAATGTTATTGGAGATGAAAAGATTTACTTTAACTTCGATGCTGCAGATGCTGATGAAAGAAGACTAGTAAGAGAAGGATCTTTTTCTAATAAGTCAACTCGAATTCGAGTTATAATGAGTGATAATGTTCTCAATAGAGAAATACCTGAAATAGCATTGCCGTTTGGCTTTAGAGGATTACCTTCAATTATTTCTAATGATAAAGCACGAGACTTCCAGACTGGGGCGGGTCATGTAGCATATCTATCTACAACTACTAGCAATCTCCATTTATCTGTTTTACCACCGTTACCTTATCGTTTTAAGGTAACAAGTGGTGATATAAGAACAGGTACTTCATACGAACAAACATTTCTAGGTGAAGCTTCACCTTCAGAAAGTGTTAATTTTAATTTTCACTGGGGTTTGATGTCAACAAGAGTTAAAGATATAAACAATGCGAACAAAGGCACAGAGTTTAACCAGCTTTTATCAAATTATACGAAATTTTTTGGTGTAGATACTGCTGTAATAGCATCAGGCGATCTTTCTGATTCACATAATAATAACAAGTTTACTCTTGCAAAAGTTGTGCTTAACGGTAGTGTGTTAACAGACATCACAGGAAATATAAGCGATGTATTTAAAAATGCAGCTTATATTAGAAATGCTGATGTTAGCAATGAAGATATTTATGATTCAACTGAAAACCTGGTTATTATGGATAGTTCTAGAGACAATATTGATTCTGTCGGTAGTAAAAGAGTAACACTGGCAAAACTCTTAAATGAAGACTCAACTAAGTTTAATAAGTATTCTATAATGTCTAAGTTTACTGCTCCTATGTACGGTGGTTTTGATGGATTAAACATTTTTGATCGTGATTCTTTTTACATGACAGATCGATCAGCTTCAACAGAAGTTGGTGGTAAAGCTGGTGATGGTGGGTTTACTAGTGGTCTTTTTGGGACTGACGATGCAACTTCGATTATGCA